TCATCACGCCATTTAGAATATTCATCAAACTTATGCCATGATTGATTTTCTTCTTTCTCACCACCCTCGTTATATCTTTCTGTAGAAAAATATGGTGGACTTGTAAATGCACAATCTATATTGTCAATTTTATCCCATGGTAAATCTTCAGCACCACAGTTATAGATAGTTACCTTTTTAGGTTTAGATAAGAAACTATTATATGTTTCTACTTGTTTTAAATATTGTTTGTAAGTATTAGGATTAGGATCACAACCGATATATTCTTCAGCGTCACTAGTAAAGAAACCTGCAAGTCTATCGCCCCAACCACATGATGTATCTAATACTCTTTTAGCATTTGTCATCTGATAGATTGTCTTTGCTACATTAGGTTTAAATTGTGTTGCGATATACGTACCTAATCTAAACGCTGACATGTAACTCTTATCATCTAATCTACCACCTCTTAATTCTATTTTATTATCTACTTCAACAGGTTTCATACCATTGATACCACGCCATATAGGACCTAGACAACGCCATATATCTTTTGCTGTACCTTTCTCCCATACATCTATAGGTGCTTTGAAACCAAAACTACCACAATTCAATCTTAAATGTTGATGAAAGTAATTTGATATGTCATTGAAATTAGATGGTGCGTCTATGATACCTAGACCGTGGTCTTTAAAATTATATTTGTAATCATCATACTTTTCTTTTACATTTTTTTCTAATAGTTCTATAGGTTTTACAAACTCCCATACATCTTGTTTCTGTAAAGATTTAAATGCCTGACGCATTGCCTCGTATGAAATCTCCTTTAGAGGAAACTTTGGTCTATTGTCTGCAATATATTGTGCCAAATCTTCTCTAAATTTTTCTTTACCTATTTCATTTGTAATGGTCTCAAACGTTTGTTGATCCATTATAGGTAATCTATTTTCGTCTGCGTATTTACTTAGGTAGTTCATCATTCCACTTTCTTAATAACCATATTACAAAACCAAAAGCTAGTATAACATAGAATATTGCTAATGTCAATTCCATTTATTTACCTCATTTCCCCAACTATCCCAACCTTCTCTTTGTTGTCTAGCAAACAATTCTACGTATGGTCCTTCTAATAAATTTTCTATATGACTATACATAACATCTGGTTTACGACTATGTTCTCTACGTTTTTCTACAACTAATTGTGGCACACTTTTTGATAGTCTTTTAGGTTTGCCTTTTGTTGCAAGTAAACACATTTCAGGATTACCTCTAGTCCAGTAACCTAGACCTGTAAAAAATCCATCTGATTTCATATTTGTTTTCGCCCATGTAAAGGCTACAGTTTTGTACTTGAAACCCCAAGCATTAATTACTTCAAATGCTTTATCTAATAAAGGATCAATAACCCACATTAGTAATACTGCATTGTCATTTGCTATATTGTTTACAGGCATATTGCATATGTCTTTGAAACTCATAACGTTATAATGTTTTTCAGGACTTCTATCTTTACCTTTGTTAGAATACGTTTTAAAAGACCATGGTGGGTCTGCGTATATTACATTATACTTTTTAGATATGTCCATAAGACTAGTGCCATAATTAAAAATGTTGTTGTTTTTATCCTTGTCATTGCAATACGTTGACCTGCTTGAAAGGCTATGAATACTGTTAGGTATAATAATAGTAATGCGTCTATCATCCGAAGAACGCCTCTAGTGTTGCCTCACGTTCTAACTTCCAACCGATAGAGTCAAGTATAAATCTCAACGGATCAGTAAATGTTTTTTCAAATTGTGTATCGTAATCTACGTACTTGTGTAATTCAAACTCATATGGTATCTTTGTAGAGAAAGAAATAACTGTATCTTTAACTGTATTAGGTTGTTTTAACATTAAAAATTTAATCTTATCGCCATCTTGTATGTAAGGATATTTCATACCTAGTTTGTGTTTACTAATATTATGATTATATATTAATGCACCTTTGACATGTATAGGTGTGCCTTTCTTATAAATTGAATTGCTGTCAATGTATTTGTTGACATTATTACAACTTCTAGGAAAGGCAACCTCCTCTGGCGAGAGTGTCATAAAGACTTCTTTGAAGTCATTTACGAATTTTATTAGAGCGTCTTCGCTGTCATTCATAATTACACGAATAGCATCCTTAATTTTACCTCTACAAACTTCAGGTGTGGATGACTTAACTGCTTCTACGCCCATAATTTTTAGTTTAGGTATATCGTATCGTACACCTTCTTCATCAAATACATTCATCATATAACGTTTTTTAGCAACCCATATACCTTTGTTAGCAATTGCTTCTCGTTTCATAATCATTTTTTGTTGATAAGCATTTACATAGTTAGCAAGATTTTGATAACTATCGTCAATAACTTTTTGTATTTTTTCTTCGGCTGCTTTGTTTAGAAAGTCAACGATTTGTTTTGTTGATTTGCCTTTACAAACCTTTTCAACAAGTGTATCAAGTTTTAAGTAGATTGAATCTGTATCAGACGCCACAACATAGTTTTTGTTGTCTGTGCCTAGCAACTTGTTCATAAATTTATTTACATCACGTTCTACCCAACGAATAGATAACTGACCACCTAGTGTAATCGCCTCTGCCTGTTTTACATCAAAGTATCTGAAATATTGATTGCCGATTGCACCATAAGCAGAGTTAAGCGAAATCTTTTTTGCCATCTGTATATTGTGACAACGAGAAATCTCGTTTGAATAGATTGGGTCTTTTGTCTTTTGATATTCTTTCTTGGCTTCAATTGCCTTCTTCTTATATACTACACGTTCGGTGTACATCTTCTCCATAAGTTCAGGTAAGAAACCTTGTTTATCTCTTTTAAACATGGCGCCGTTTGGTGCAATAGTCACGTTACGATCTTTTGCCCATTTGAGATTTAATCTTTCATCTAAAAAGTTTTCTACGCCTACTGCTTTAGGTTCTACACCTAAAAACATTTCAGGACTAATATTGTATTGCATAATCAAATGTGGATATAAACTGTTCAAATCAAACGAAACAATCCAGTTATGTAAACCTAGTTGTGGATCTTTTACATATGCACCTTCGTATTGTGTATCCTTAATCTGATCTTCTCTAGGTGGCACTTGAATATTTTTTGTAAGTAAATGATTATAGATAATTGTATCCCAACATCTTACTTGTGAATAAACATCTGTATAGTTTACCTTGTAATCATATGCCATAGTCAGGCATAACTCAATCAATTTCATTTTGTCTTCGAGTCTATCAACAAGTTCTACGTCTTGTATATTGTACTCTACAAACCTTTGATAATCTTTTGTATAGAAATCTTTAAACGTTTCATATGGGTTATCTAATTTCTGTTCGCCTAGTTCTACCTTAGCAATGTAATTAAGTTTGTAACTTTCTTGTCGGACATATGTAAACTTTTTATACAAATCAAAATAATCTAGTACAGATATACCTAGTATATTCCATATCTGATTATTTTTATTACCGAGTTGTATTCTATCTGCATTGACATAATTCCATGGCGACATTTTATTAATTGTATCATTGTCAAAAATATATCTCATACGATTCATAAGATAAGGCATATCAAAAAATTTTACATTCCAACCTGTTAGAATATCAGGATGATTCTTACACCAGAATTTTAGAAACTCTAGCAACATGTGCTTTTCGTTTTGACATTTTACATAAGTTACGTTTGCCTTTTTAGAAATGAAGTCACCTGTACCCCATGTAATAATCTGTTTGTTGCTGTGATTTTTTATAGTGATACAGATAATCGTTTCTTTTGCAGTATCTGGATCGGGAAAGCCGCCTTCACACTCGGTTTCTATATCAAGTGTGAATATCTTAATATAGTCTTTGTTCCACCTTATCTCGCCTTTGTATTCGTCAGCGATGTACTGATAGTTGTATCTATTCATACCAAAGATTTTATACTCTGGTATTGTACTGTACTCACTATAGAAATGTTTTGCCTTTGATATAGAATCAAATCGCTTTTCTTTTAGATTAGTACCGTCTAGTGTTTTATATTTTGATTCTTCTTTTGTAGGTAGATATAGTTTAGGACTATAGTTGATACGACTCAAATAAGATTGTCCATTATTGACACCTCTTATAAGAAGTTTACCTTTATACTCTACAACGTTTGTGTAAAAACTACTCGCCAAATTCATATCTTATTATAACAAATAAATCTCAAAAAGTCAAGCCTATTTTTCTTGCGTCTTTATTAATTTACCTTGACTATTAAACAGTTCTTCCCTTCTAAATTTTGTTTCGCCCATATCTAAACATTGCTTTTTACATAATCTATTTACAGACTCATAGTTTTGTGTTTTTTCTGCCTCAACAATACTTTCATAAAAATCAACCCACTCCTTTTGTCGTAAAATATCAGCAATAGAATCAAACTTTTCTATATTACTTACTGAAGTCATCTTACTTGCTATTGGATCTTTATCTTTATTAAAAGGAGTTACATCCCAATAACAACAAGGCAATAATTCGCTTCTGTTATTAACAGCAATACCTGTTTTTGATGTTAAGCATTTAGGTCTAAAGTGTTTTATCATAAGGTTGTAATAAGTGTTGATGAGTAAAAAAATGATTATCTTCACTTGGTCTTAAATCATCATCTTCATTTAACCACTTCGCTGAATAAACAAATATTATATTAACATTATTATCTGCTGCCATTCGTTTTGCTTGTTTCATATGATCTTCATTATATTTAAATATAATATATTGCCACGTTGGCGTTTTTATTAAGTACTCTTTTGACTTTAACAATATATTAAAAAGTTTTACACCATCTTGGTTTTTTCTATACGTGTGACTTTCCCAAGGTAGACCATCTATACCAAACCACCAATTCGCTTGTGGGTGAGCTTTAAATGCTTTTATATACCAACTTTCAGATTTAGCTGAAGAGGCATTATGTACGGATACACTAACAGATTTTTTGTAACAGATTTCTAATATCTCAATAAATTTAGGGTGATGTACTGGATCAGATAACTGACCACAGAAACTAATTCGTTTATATGCGTCTGTTATTTTTTCTATTGTTTCTAAAGATATATCCTGTCCCCATACAGGTATGTTATTACGTTTAAAATCATGTTGCCTTGAACACCTTAAACATTCTAATGGACATCTATGAGTAATATCTAAATTTACACCAGTTTCATCACCAATATTTCTTAAAAAAAATTGTGTGTGATATTTACGAGGCAAAGCATACTTAAGCTTACTTCCATATGTCATATAACATATTTATGTTATAATTTTACTTTTAGGTGTAACTATCTGACCTGTATTTTGTTGATATGCACCAATCATATTATCGTCTGGTGTAGTATCAGTAATTATATTTGCCTCTTTGATATGTATAACTTCATCCTTTGTGTATGGTATGTATGGATGAAATCCTATTTGCATAGGTTTGCCTGGTTGTCCTTGCATTGGTATCAATACAAAAGGTTTTTTTAATGCCACATGATCTGCTCTATCGCTTTCTTGTGGCGTACCTATTACGTCCTCTCCAGATGAGAGTCTGTACAATCTAATCATAATATACTCCTATTCAGTTTTGTTTTCTTCAGTTGATTGTTTCTTGCCGATGTTATATTTTGCTTGCAAATTCCATTCGTTCTTTTCTTTGAAAGCAATAATTTTGATTTGTGATAAAGGTGCTTTGTTTTCAGCAGCCTCTGGTTTTACTATTGATAATAAGTTCCAGTCTTGTAATAAAACTGATATTGTGTTACGTCTTTGAACATCATTCTCAACTAACGTAGCTTTCTTACCATCTAAAGCAAAAAGTTCTTTGAAATGTACTATGTAATATTTACCTTGTTTGTGTAGTATGTGGCAACTTTGAAATAAAGTTTTATCTTTTCTACTTGCTACACCTATTCGGGACAAAGTCTCCCTTATTTTTAGAAAGTCATCTGGCTGTTTGAGTGTAACCTCTAACATCTGCTCAGGTGACCAATTAAATTCGTCACTCATTTTTTTCTCCCACCCTTATCAAGTTTTTCCTTGATAAGATTCAATTGTTTCTTATCCAGTATGTCAAGGGCTACCTTTGCTTTTGTATTGCTATAACCATAATATTCTTTTACATACTCTAAATTTTTTGATTTAGTAGTTGTAGTCCACTTACCACCAAACCTCTTTCTCTTACGAATACTATTTAGTAGGAAGTGAAACTGTAAACGTTTGGTGAGGCCGTGATGTAAATTCATCTCGTTTGCCATCATTATAGCGTCAACGTGTTGGGATAAACAACGATTTATAACATAGGGTGGGTACTTCTTTTCCCAAGTAAGATCATCTCCGTCTAGCAGATTTACTTTTGTCCAGTTAATCGCATTGAGATAATCAGTAAGTTTATATTCAATCATGTTTTTCATGCTTTTTGTGACCTTTATGAGAACCCATGTAGTAATCGCCTGGTTCATAATCCCAAACTTTACCGTGATGTCCTCTAACGTCAGCCCAAAACATTCGTGCTCTAACTATAAGTCTTCGCCACAAAGTTTTTCTCGCCATATCTATTATCTCCTCTACTTAAATTTACATTCTGCCATGATTTGAGTCAGGCACGCAACCATATTTATCTCATGGTCAGCCACAAAGGCAGATTTATATTGATAATCGGCAATTGTTAAAACGGCTGCAGGTATTGATTGAGGTTGTAAATGTTTGTATAGTATATCATAGATAGATGAGAATAGACTACTAGGGTCTTTGTCTAGGTTTTGTACAACCCATTTTCTCATATCGCCAAACCTTTTCTCTTTTAAAAACTTAATTAACTCTTTATTATTAATTTCTGATAGAGATACAAGTATACCACTATCTATCTTACCTCGTACAGAATAACGTTGTAATTCGTTTATCGTTCTTCTAAAGTCTGGATAGTGTCTTTGTATTAGTTCAGCAAGTACTTTGTTATCAAACTCTATATTCTCTGCCTTCAATACATCGCCTAGTCTTTTAAGAAATGCAGTAGCAGTTTTTACTTTCTGACCATTAGTAATACGAAAATCAATAACTGTACAACGACTATGTAATGCAGGTATGATTTTGTTTCTGAAATTACAAGTAAATATAAATCTACAATTCTTGTAAAATGTTTCAATGAAATTACGCAACGCAGGTTGAACACTATCAGCGTTCATGTAATCTGCCTCGTCTATAATAACAACTTTATGATTAGAACCACCTTCTAGTGATACACTAGAGGCAAAGTTTTTGATTGTGGTACGTAAAGTATCAATGTGTCTACCTTCATCTGAACCATTGATGATTATATAATCAGCACCTAGTTCTTCACATAAGGCACGAGCAACTGTTGTCTTACCCGTACCTGCTGTGCCTGAAAGGAGAAGATTAGGAATCTCTTTTTGTGTTAGAAACTTACTAAAGGTATTCTTTAAATCTTCAGTTAAGATACATTCTGATATTTTTTTAGGACGGTATTTTTCAACCCATAGAAAATCTGACATGTCACCACCTTAAAATGTTGAGTCAGCTTCTAAAGCAATCCAGTATTGTACTTGTACCTTTTTGTTTATGAAATGAGCAATCTTTGCTTTTGATAATGCAACATCATAATCGCCAGGAATAATTTTCATATTCTCAGCCTTGATATATGCAGTAAACTCTATATCAGTTTCGCCAACTGTAATAGATGATTCGTTAGAGTTGCTATTCTTTTTATCTAATGCAACTAACTTAATCTTACCACCTTCACCTTTAAATGCAATATCAGGTAGACTTAAATTAGTATATAATTTTTTAACAGACTCATAGTCAGAATTGTTTAAAGAAAACGATACTGTTTTGTCTGGCATTGTTATTGATTTAGATGGATATCTTAACGTTGATTTATCAGCAAAAGCATATCTCGCTGATAAACTAGTTTTCTCATCTTGTATTTTTAGGTTTGCAGAACCATTGAAATTCAGTACAGGTTTTGTAAAAGAATCCAATGCTCTTAAAAACTCTGGCAAATCATATACACCAAATTCAGTTTCAAACTCATCTTCAACATTGGCTTCTGCCATAATGTTTTTCATTGTAGAAACTGTACTTAATTTCTTACCAGGTTTAAATAGTATATTAGCATTTATGTCACTAAAATTTCTTAATATACTAATTGTATTATCACTTATTTTCATTTCATCTCCTTATCATAATTTAACAGTAATATAACATAGTGTACCGCCTTCAACAGATCGGCACGGTTGTGTCCATTCTTTTTGCCATATCTACACAAATATTTAATTGCGTTAGCATGACAGAAATCTTTTCCGATTTTAAGTGTCTTTAATAAATCTAAAACTTGAAAACCTTTTTGGTCACTTGAATAGTGTTGACCATAAGTTGATTTAATATATTCACCAATCTCTTTTAAGATTTTATCTTCATTGTATTTCATAATATAAGTATATCACTAAATTGCGTTTGAGTCAAGCGTACTTGATTGTAGATATTTTAAAACGTTTTCAGGAGCAGATACCTCATAAGGGTCTCCTGATGTGTTGTTACCTTTACCAGGTTCTACAAACATTTCTTCTATTACACCATTGTTCACAATCATAGCATATCTCCATGATCTCATACCAAAACCTATTACAGTTTTTTCTACAAGCATATCCATCTGATCTGTAAAGTCGCCATTACCATCAGGTATTACTTTAACGTTTTCTAGTTTTTGATTTTGTGCCCAGGCATTCATAACAAACGAATCATTTACTGACATACAATATACATCATCAATTTTGTGTTGTTTAAATACGTCACATAGTTTTTCGTATCCTGGCAATTGTTGATTTGAACATATAGATGTAAACGCACCTGGCAATGAAAACAGTATAACTCTTTTATCTTTAAAATACGTATCCGTATTTGTATCTGTCCATTCACCCATGGATCTTACTCTAAAATTTACTTCTGGTACTCTATCACCTTTTTTCATAATATTTTCTCCTTATAATAATTACATTATATACTAATCACGTTAATTTGTCAATAGGC